CATGTAAAGTCTAGACCCATTACTTTACTAAGTTCTTCGTTGCTTCTATCCTGTATGTCATCCCAAAAATGTTTACTCATTACTATTACTCCTTAGATATATATCCATAAGACTTGCCTTACCCTTTATCAATTCTAAAATATCATCTTCATTTAGTGTGCATAGTAAATTACGTTGGTCTCGCTCTCCCATACAGTTAGAACCACGCGTTAAATATATGTTGAATATATCTTTACCACTACCCATTGGTACAGCCTCTGTTCTTACTGCTTCTACTTCTATACCAGCAACCCAAGTGTTTGCATATACATTTAGTTTACTAGTTCCTATTCTTGTGGCATTATACCTTGCTCTGTCACCCATTACTATACCATAGAATCTACTCATAATCAGTATACCTCTTCAATATTCTTTCTATAATACTTGTATCAACATTCCATATTACTTTACCATACCAATGCTCTCCATCACTATGAGAAAATCTGCTAATATCTTGAGTATGTCTTACGAAATCTACATGAAACTCTTCAAGCAATGTTAATACTTCATCTTGCGTTGCTTTATTAAGGTACTCTTGTCCTTGTTGATTTGTTGGTAGTAATCTATACTTAGAGTTACCATCTTTATCTTTCTCTCTCACTCTACCATCACCACGATGATCTTCATCTTCATACTCAGCTTTAGGATTGTTTGATCTAAAGTAATCTCTTGCACGATTTAAATCTCTTTCCAAATTTGCTATAACAACATGAGCATCATCTAAAACCTTGATAATATCTTTTCTATCTTCTTTAGTAAATTTCAACATATTCTAAACCCTCCACTATGTCTTGCAAAGTCTATAAATTCCTTTACATTCTCATCACTATAAGGATACTCAAACTTTTCATCTTCATCTCTCTTACTCCTATTTATTATAACTTCAATATCTTTTGTGGAACCAACTGCTATGTGTTTCCATGTAGCAAAGTTATATGATTCTAATATATCACAAATCTCTAGTGCTGTTTTCTTATTAAACAAGCAACCATCATTAGTATGTATTTGCTCTCTTTGTTTAGCATTTAGTATGTGTCCACATAAATCTTTTATCAAATTACCCATTGGTCGCCACCACCATACATTATTACGGAAGTATTCTCCAGTATCATTGTCCGGGTTTTCTCCATATATATCAAAGCCCATCTTGTATTCTTCTCCTATATTTATCAATTTCCTCACTACCATCTTCGACAGCATTATCCATTTCTGTATTTAATTGATTGGATATATCTGGATCATCTTCTAATGGCTCTTGTTTCTCTACAATAGAGCCTCCAGCTCCATGATTATCCATTACTGATTTATAAATTTCATTTGGACTACGAACACCACATATCATAGCATGAAGCCTATCTAATTGTTCCCTTATGTCTTTTATTGTAATCAACATCCACATCCTATCATTATCATTCATTTACCCCTACCTACCTTGCCACATAGAGCAGACTCAATTATGGGCGAAAAATGGTGTACAGAATAAATGGCTAAATTTTGTGAGTGCCTAGTGGTGTGTAGTGTAGTGGTATGTAGTGTGTTATATATGTTATATACCATTGTGTAGCACCCTCCATATTTTCTTGAACCATTTTATATCATTGACACCAATGAATATATATTTCTTTGATGTCATATCTCTACTCCAAATGTTTCTTGGCATCTTATTCTTATCAGTTCTCTCTCTTGTGCATCAGTATACTTTACTAGTATGCAAAGCCTAATACATTCTATAAGAGAATCAATAGGACTCTGTATTTTTATGTTGTCTCTATATAGATCAACAAACTGTATTATATCTCTAGGCGATAGTACATAGTCTACGTTATTCTTCTGCTTCAAGTCATGAGTGTTGGAGGCTAGTGTTAGTAGTGGTTCCTTTACTTCATCCTCTGGTACGCCAGTCCAATCTATTATTTTAATTAAACTATCTCTCTTTGGGTATGACATTATTTTACCTATAAACCTAGACCTAAGTGCTTCTTGTATTGGATTGATACCAGCGTATGTAGCTGGGTTAGTTGTTGCTACTATACTTAACTGCTTACCTTTAGGTACATACATATCAATACCATTAACTTCAATACTCTTACGCTTATCACACAGTGGTAGCAATGCTATCTGTTCCTCAACAGATAATGCTCCCAAGTCATCGAAGTGAATGACTACCTTATCATATATATCTAATGCCTTGAAGGCGTGGGCTAACTTACCAGCCATAAAGAATGAACCATGCTCATCTATCTGTGGTGATCCAAAGAGATGTCTCTCCTTTGTATTCTCATTGCATCTTATCTCTACCAATGCTCTGCCTTGTCTCTTACATACCTCAGACACTACGTGTGTCTTGCCTGTTCCCTTTGGTCCCTCAAGTATGAATGGGTAATTACTATTATTAAACATACGCTCTAACATATCTATCTCTCCATTAGTATCATGATACTCTCCCCACTCTGGTATATTTTCCGGGGCTATTGACTCTAGTATATTCTGATTGTAAATAGTATGATACCTTTGCAAGTCAGCACGATTAGTATTAACTGGTTCTTGTGCTGGCTGTTGTGCAAGAGTATTATTAGTTGTAGCCATGTAATTCATATCTGTTATACCTTTTATAAACTCTGGCGATGATAATACTTTAGACATAACAGTAGCATACTTTTTCTGCTCATACTTACGTGAGTATACATTTCTTAATGCAATCCTTCCTAACTTCTTTAACTCGTAAGGTAACTCTTCATCAGTAACCAATCTTCTTGTCCTCCCTTTGATACTCATTCAATCTCCATCTTAAATCACTAGTCAACTCAACAAATCTTTTCTCTTTATAATTATATATCTTGTTTGATGTGTGGCTATCAATACTCTTATCATAATCTCTATCATTTGTATAATGTCCTGTTAATACTTCATGCTTTACTTCAGTATGATCTCTGTATGTACTAAAGACAGGGAACCCACCATCACCAGCACCAGTACTCACAACCATACCACCACCATAACTCATTGGTTTATGATTGTTCTTACCAACAAGACGACAGAATTCTGTCCATTCTTTATTGGCTGTACTATTATAGTAACCACTTGGGTGTTCAGGGTTGGGTTCTCTCCTTGCTATTGGTAGTCTACTAATATAACATGGGTCTATAATAATAAGCAGTCCACTATCAACACCAGCCTCACCAACAAACCATCTACCATCTTCTACCTCTGATTGTGTGTTGTAATGTCCACTCTTACTCTTGTAATCTTGTCTGTTAATATGCATTAGAACTTTCCCTCCCTTACTTGATAACATATTAATCCTAACTCTCTCCACTTCTTTACTACTTGATCTCTATCATCAAACACAATCTTTGGATCATATCCATCACTACGTATCTTAGTTAGTAGTTCTTCCTTTACTATATCATCATGTCTAAAGTCACCATCATCTCTAAGATATAATTTCTCAAACATAATACCACAAGCCCACAGTTGTTCAGTAGTAACCTTACGATGTCTTTCATTCCTTGCACTAGTTATTATTATTCTACCAACCCTACTCAACAAGTGACACATTAATACTACATCACCATTAGGTGTGTCTAATTCTTTCATGCTTCTTGGATCTAAAAACGTATCCCAATTCATTCTCTTACCCGGCTCAGCATTATTTTTTGCATCGAAAACTCTCTCATCTACATTCATTAGTGTGCCATCAACATCAAACATTACATCAATCATTTGTTATCACTCCATAATATAATAGGGTGGGGAGCCGTTGTATTTGACATTGCAATCTGTATAGTCATTGACTCGGTGTTCCAACACCCACCGAGAACCAGTGAAGTTGCGTTGTGGTTTTTGTTACTGAGCATATCGATAGACATACCGATGGTTGCACTGTAACTACCAGCTTGTAACATATAATTCTCGATGTTATCTATGATGTGTGACTGTGTGTTATTCAATTTACTTTCCTTTGTGCCTCGACAACCATTCATCACTTGATAACTATCATACATCACTCGTAACATCTCCAACTAAATCTTCCATCACTTCTTTAACCTCATCTTTTATATCATCTAAAGAACTAAACAACTCTTCCTCTCTAGCATATTCACGCATACTTTTTATTCTATCTATTAATGCATCAAGATAACTCTCAATTATATTATAATTAGTCATTCTATATTTTCCTCCCCTTCATAACCCATGTATTCGTTTAATTCTTTTTGTGTTTGTTTTGCATGAGAATCTAACTCTTCAAGACCGAAGCCTTTACTTAGGTATGCTTCAATGAAACACAATGCTTTATCTACTGGGTGTGTTGATGTCATCTTTTCTCCTCCTCTGCTCCAGTATCTATCTGTAGTATCATCTCACAAGCCATGATATGCTTGCAAGTATCATTGTGTGTGCCATAATAACAAGAACAACTCCATTCATATTCTTTTTCTTTCTTGACACACTCTATCATGTAAGGATTTTCTTCTGTCTTTGTGTGCTGTTGTGCTTGGAATGTAATAGTATCTATCTTACCCTCAATAAATAATACTCTGTCTTCTTCATCTATTAATGCTACCTCATTATTATTATATATATCTTGAGCCTTCTCTATCATAGTCTGCCTAGCCATTACCATTCTTCTCCGTCTTGATTAAACTCTTCATACTTTAGATAAGAACCACCTTCATCATCATACATAACCTCTTGATGATAGGGGCAGTTATTTTCTTCCTCTTTATTATTTCTTTGTGTCTCAAAGCCACACTTATTACAATACTTTAACATATTTTCTCTCCTCTAATAATATCCTCAACAATATCATCAATAATAATAGCACTAACATAACTAACAACGTCAACACCGATTGAGTAATTGGCATTAAATAGATAGGATTGTTTCAGAACCACGCCTACAGACCCATAGTCTTTGTGTCTACATACATGAGACTCATTCATTATTTCCATGTTATTCATACAAATTTCATTCATCATACTATCGTTGTTGTTATGGTAGTAAAAAAAAGAAGAAAGGGGATAGGCGTTATACGCCAATGTTGATACTGTTGAGAACTGCTTCTGAGTCTTGCTCAGTTGGAGCTTCACGAGTATCATTGATTTCGGCTTGAGGGAACTTAACTTTAAGCCACTCTTTAGCCTTGTCTGCATCTAGCCCACTTGGAAGGTTGAATGTCAAATTACCAGATAGCTTACATTTGCTAGCTGTTGTCTGTATGTTGAAGTTACAAGAAGCCTTGTATTTACCATCGGCTTTTGGTTCTCCAGTCTTCATGTCTTTTGGCACTTTCACGTTTATCTTGCCCTTGCTTAATACTTGACACATTAGAAGTAACATATTGAAGTTATCTTCGCCAGTTAATTCATTGCGTATTGTATCGCTTCGTAGGCACGTCATTAACGTGTCGTATGGGTTTACCTTGGTATTACCCTTGTCTTCCTCGCGTGCGTGTGTATCATTTCCAGCCATGTTATTGCCCTCTTTACGTCAATCGCACATATAAACGTATGTGTGATCGCTTGTAGATCGCAGTAGATCGCTTGTAGATCGCACAACACAGATCGGATGTAGATCGCACATTTTGATCGGATGTAGATCGCAGATCGGATGTAGATCGCATTTCCACACACTTATAAAGGGGGCAGGTCTGTGTGTAGGTAGACATGGAAAAAAATCCAATTTTTGAAAATTTTGAAAATACGGGGGCAAAAAAATTGATACAAATGGACCATACTTGGTTATCGCTTGCCACCAGAATAGGGCTTTGCGAGACCCATCTCTAATAAAAGGTGGTTCAGATTGGACTTTCCTATATAAATGTCAACAAGTGGGCGACCATACTTGCCAAAACCATGAAGCAAAATGGACACATTACCATCATTTCTAGCAACATAATCCTCTACAAAAGCCTTCGCTTCGAGTCCTTTAGCCTTGATAACGGAGTTTCGTGAGCGAATTTCGGGGGTATCAACACCCATGAGACGAACTCTTTCACTCAAAGTCAGATTAAAACCTAGAGCAATGTCGAGATCAAGCGTGTCTCCGTCAAGAACTCTGGTTACTTTCGCCTTTAATTTCATGAATCTCCCCAATAACCTTACCACAAGCATTACATACAGCGTATTCATACACGCCTGACGACATTGTTCGTACGCTCTTGTGCGTACAGTCGTCTTTCACGTTTATAAATCCCCCGGACTTTCCTAACTGGACCTTAACCATTACACATCCCACTCAAAGTCCTCAAGATGATGAGAAATCTTGTCATATCTCTTATATTTGTCATAGCATTTTTTACAGCAACGCTTTGCATTATGAAACATTGGTTCTTTCTCTGTAACCTGTCTCCAACAGGTCAGACATCTAAATTCCAATTTAGCCAGCTCCATGTGTAATCCTCTTTGGATTCCACTCATGGTTACATTCGTCACAAACTGCAATCCTAAATCCACGCTTGCTCATAATGGCTACCTCCTTTGATTCGCACTTTGGACAAGTTCTCATTTTATCGCCTGACTCTCTGCTGGATCCAACTGGTTAAGTGTAAACTTGTTCTGCCTTGAATGATGATCTTGCCAGAAATAAAGAAACACCATGATTAGTCCACCCGGAAGCAACACGCCAGTGCATGATAATGCAATCCCAAAGAATAGCAACCAACTAGAAGGTTTTCCACTGTAGTCAGGTTTAAGCCACCTATGTGTCATTTTTTCTCCTTTTTTTCATGTGCCTTGTCATGCTTGAATACTATATATAAATGTTCCAAATCTCCTTCATACCTCCATTTACATTTTTTGCACTGAAATGTTATGGTCTGCAATTATTTTTTCCTTCTCTTGATATAGTTCTATCATGTGTTGTAGGCAAAGTTTTAATGTAGCTTCGATCTCCTGTAATCTCTTTTCTTCTTCTCCCATGTAACACCAACGCCCTGAATGTAATATAAATCTTTCTAAAAAACTCGTCTTCGCTTCGCTCAGACTCGGTTACGACCATTTACGCAGCATCCGTTTACGGAAGTAGTCGATGATCCAACGCCCCAGTTTACGTTTGCCGTAAAAGTATTGTATACGATCGACATCGTGTGCAAGCCCCACACCGTCTGGTACAACCCCCATTTTCTTGTATTCGTCAAGTGCAGACTTGGTTAAGGGTATATGTGTGCCATGAACATCATATTTTCTATCCCCCATGTCGTGTAAATTGACTCTTCCGTTATAGTATGGATACATAATACACTCCTTGCATTTTGGCTGATGTTTTAGTCCAATAGCGTGTCCACACTCGTGTAGTAATGTATGAATTATATTGTATGTTTTCAACTTGGTTTTCGTGTCTGGACCATATTGTTCTGGCTTTGCAGTATGTGCGTTTACTGGCTTGCCATCATGTGACCAAAGAACAGAGTCGTTAAACGTTATATCTCCCCCTATGGTATTCTTTGTTGGAAAGTATGCGTATGCCAAAGTGGTAGGTCTATCTTTGAATAATTTATCATCTTCCCTCTTTACAAATCTCATTTCAATGTCTGCTCTTATGCTGTCATCATATATTCTTTTGAATCTTATGTCTCTTGTTCTCAATCCCCATTGTCTTAATGCTATAGTCAGTGCCTTATCCTCAAATCTGTCGTTTGGAAAGTTCACAGACTCGTTTATTACCTTATAAGTAACATATCCATATTCCTTCTTTTTTCCATTCCTATCTACCCATTTATTTGGGTTCCATTTGTGTTTCCACTCGTCTATTTCTTCACTGGAAAATTCCATGTGAATATTACTGTCAAATTCTTTGTCGTTATCTTCTATAATGCAAAAATTATCCATATAATTATGAATTATAAGTGCTATATAAATTAATCTTCTTTCTCTTGTATTAGTTCTTTCATTTTATCTTCTGCTAGGAAAGTTAATTTATAAAATGTTTTTTTTGAACTGACTGGTACATCTTTTGGTTTCTTTCGACCAAATGCAAGCGTGAACCAATCTAATATCTCATTATAGTCATCCATTTCTAACTCTACCATGTGATTTTAATCATAACGTTAATATTAAAGTTTTAAAAACAGTTTTTTGTATGAAAAAAGACTCACGAAAAAAATCATTTCTAGAAGCAATGTTTGATATTATTCTGGGTTTTATCATATACACACCAGTAAATTTCTGGATTTTACCCTATTTTACCACTGGAATAGACAATTACAGCCTAACAACCACATTCAGTATAACCATACTATATACTTCGATTGCACTAGTAAGAAAGTATGCGATCAGAAGACTATTCATTAACAAAAACGTTACAAAAACGTTACAAAACCTGACAAAGTTTATTAGGTAGACTATTACAGAAACATTATGGGTAGATGGCAACAGTTTGTTGGTTTTGTTACTGGTAGAGGAAGCGTAGATAAGGCTTACACAGAAACAACAACAAGACCAAGCATTGCACAACCATATATGGCTACTGATACAGGAGCCAAGTTACCAATTTTTCCATTTCCATTAATAATGATTTATGAGTTGGCAGATAACATAGATGCCCTCAGAATACCAATAGAAACACTCAATCGTGAAATATTCAAGAATGGTTTTGAGATTGTTGAAAAGTGGAAATTTAAATGTACTCAGTGTGGAAAAGAATTCCAATATGAGCCATTAGCAACAGATTTGCCAGACGATCAGCCATTCCAATCAAATGAGGATAATGAAGACAATTCACTTCCTTCTTCAAAGAGAAGAACAACAAATAAGGTACACGCTTTGGCTGAAACCGATGTCCAATGTGATGGCTGTGGTTCAGACAAATTATTAAGACCAAGACCAGAAAATAGAAAGATACTTGAGGGTTTGTTAAATGAGTCAATAAACTCAAACGAGCAAACACTTGAAGATGTAACAAGACAGTTGGAAAGAGATTTGGATGTTGCAGATAATGCTTATCTTCTTATTCTAAAAAACTACTGGATAGATGATTCTACTGGACTTATTTCCGAAAAAAGAACAGAAATAAAGGAAATGATACGAGTTGATCCACCACAAGTTGCGATGATCGCTGATTCTGACGGTAGAATTGGCTATGATGACAAAAGAAATGCAATTTTTGTATGCCCAAGGTTCGAACATCGTGACAAAAGACTTACCAAAAATCGCTGTGATCGTTGCAATGCACAGGCATTAAAAGCCGTTATGGAGGTTAATTCTGTCTATTCTATAGGTATTCCACAGCCAAAACGTGTTATTTACGGTGAAGGCGAGGTAATTTGGAAAGCTGGAAAATACAAGCCGGGATTAATTTATGGTTACTCTCCAATCTATGCTGTCTGGTCAAAAGCAATGTCTTTGACACATATGGATGAGTATATTAGAAAGTATTTCGACAAGATGAGACCACCAAGAGGTATGTTGGTTATTGCATCAAGGAATTATGAGACATTTAGAAAGTCTTGGGATATGTTAGAACAAAAGGCAACAGAAGATCCATACATGATACACCCACTGCTTGTTGAGAGTGAAAAAGGAAGTAAAAATATGGCACAGTGGATTGACTTTACTGGTTCACTTAAAGAATTAGAATTCATGGCACTAAGAAAAGAATTAAGACAAATTATTGGAGCAGTTTATGGTGTCTTACCACTGTACTTTGGCGAAATGCCAAGTGGTTGGTCCCAAGAAGGATTGCAAGTTACAATTACAAACAGAGCAGTTACATGGGGTCAAGACATACTCCGTAAATCATTTATTTCTAAGATTGCAAGACTTTTAGACGTAAATGACTGGGAAATCAGATTAAAAGCAGGAGAAGAGACAGACAAGTTAAGAGAATTGCAAACACAGTCGACAGAAATACAAAATATGGCAGCAATGCAAGGCATGGGATTTGAGGTAAAAAGAACCCATACTGGCGAGTTTAAGGTGTCAAAAGACCCAATAATCAACCCAATGATGATGGCAGAGGCAGAAGAACCACAAAAAAAGACCAGAGGTAACGCAATGGGTCAAAAGAAAGAGAATAAACAAAGTTTCCAAGGTGAACCAAAAAGAGGCAGATCATCTGATCCGGGAGGACAAAATCAAGGTGCACCAGCAAGTGGAACAGGCACTACAATGAGCAAGAAAAACTATCTTGACGGCATAACACCAGATAATTTCAAAGTTGTTAAAAATATTCTTCAAACATCAGTCGATTTTGGATGGAAAAAGACAAAAACTGTTAATGAGTTACGCAAGTCTGCAAACATGACTGTTAGGCAGGCTAGAGACGTAGTTCAGAATGAATTAGATACTACAAGGAGGTGGGAAGATGGCGAAGAAAATTAAAACCCAAGCAAAAAAACCTAAAGAAGAAATTATAGCTAAAACTATAGAGACAAAACCAAAAAATGTGTATGATGCTGATTACAGCCTTATTGATGATACAATAGAGCAGATAAAAAAAGTTAGTAGAAAGGTATGTACTACTGACTATGCAGCAAACAACGTGTATATTATGTTACAAGATGCATTAAAGAAGGTTACGTTGGCAGAGAAGTAATGGCAACCAAACTTAATGTTGACACTGGAGGTCAAGATATTGGAAAGAAGTTATGGGAAAAACACCAGAAAGACGAATACACTCGTGTTAATAACTACAAGGAAGCAATTTGTATAAACTGTTTTAAGAAGGATGCAGCGGCAGCAACCATAGTTATGATCTGTGGAGACTGTGCTGGTAAGCGTGGAAGAGAGCCATTATTGGCTAAAATAAGCGATAAATACTATGGTCTTTGTTATTTTTGTAACTCTTATAAATTCTGGCTTGAAGAAATAAACGCAAGATTTTGTCATAAATGTCATAGAAAGATAGCAGATATCACAAAAGAATATAATAAACAGGGTGGATTCATGAATACAGACCCCTTTTGGAAAAGAATAAAGAAAAAAAATGGCAAGGATTGGAAACATATATTCATGAATAATACAGGCAACAGAAGATAATTTAAATACACTGAATGTGGCAATATTACATGATTGATGCTCTTATAGAGAACTCGGTTTTAATTGTAATCGGTATTATGGCTACTGCTGGATTTGGTGGTATTGTGGGATATTTTAATAAAAGAACAAACTGTTTAAAGAAATTAGCAGAAGACACAGAAGAATTAAAGAAACGTGCCTATCGTATAGAGAAAGCGATGATTATACTAGCAAAGTTGCAAGAAGATGTCATAGAACGAACACACCCTGAACTAAAAACAGAGTGGGAAGACATTGTAAAAGAACTGTTAAATGGTAATGGGCATAGGGCTTAATCTTCGTCAAGTTTCTTTCTTCTTAACTCCTCACCCTTCCTATATTCCTTTAATTCGGGTGGTAAGAGTAAGAATTCTAACAGTTTTTCTATATTTTCTAGTTTGTGGTTTGTCTCTCTAAGGAGATCTTCAACATCCCCAAGAATTAGATCAATCCTGAATGGGTTTGCCATCTTGTAAAATCAGATTAATTCTGTCTCTCGATATGTCATAAAACCTCTTGGAATTTGAAAGTTCTTTCTTTTTCTGTGGTTTGTTCCCATAATATCGATCTACCCTTAATTCAAGTCTTGAATGACCTAAACTTGGAAAAAATTCTATGTTATTTTTCTTCGGATTGTATTTTATGTCTTTTTCCTTTATTAATGTTTC